GTTCGGCAAAAGAAAAGCCGTGAGGCACGGCACCATTGGGGGGAGGAATCGTGATGCGAAAGTGTGAAAACTGCGGCTCGAAGAAGGAGCCTCTCAGGTATTCTGCGGACGATGTGCTCATTTGCGTCCCGTGCTGGAAGGCTATGTTTCCGGTCAAGCGGAAGAAGTGAGGCACGGCAGGAGGAAACCATGAAGCGCGAGGCAAAACGGTGGTGGGTCTGGCTCAAAAAGCTACATGGCAAATGGTTTAAGGTTTCCTCTAGTATTCGCCGCAAGGTGTGCGTCTTATACGGTGAAGACCTGCTGAAGTATCCTAAGTTTGAGGCGTATGAAGTACTGCCCGAAGGCCAGCGGCCCAAGGTGAGGAGGAAACCATGAGCGACACGGCGTTTGAGAAGTGGGAGGCAAAACAGGACGGACTAAGCGTGGAGGAGGTCTGTTTGATGCTCCGCGATCTTGGCGGTGTGCCAGGTGCGGCGTTACGCGGAAGATTGACTGCTTGGCAAGCCGCCGAAGCCTACCTGCGCGAGCCGCAGACGGCGGAGACCTGCCAAGCGGTGCCGCCGCATCCCAGGGGGTGCCTTATCGAAGAAGGATGGGAACACTGGGAGGTGAATGCAAGCGGCGTTGGGACGATTCCTTACTGCCTCACCTGCGAAGCCGAGAAGCAGACCTGTGATGCGCAGGCGAAGGTGGAGAAGCTGGAGCGGGTGCAGACTCCAGCCAAGAGACTTGCCGTTGCCCTTGTTCCACTATGGAAGGATTGGATGGCAGATAAATACGATGACTTTCCATTGTGGAAGTATGAGGGCGGAATCCTGACCGTGGGGAATCTGCGTGACGCTCGGGAGATTCAGGCCCTTGCCGCCTGCGAAGAGGTGAAGCCATGAAGAAACGACCTACTATCTACCACTACAGCCGTGAAGGGTCGAAGGCGTTCTGGTTGCGGGTGAGTCGTCTTGAGTGCCCTGCCGACCGCGAGCGTATTTACCGTATGACGTGCCTCCTGCAAAACCTGGAAGAACTGGTACTGGAAGACCTTGCCCGATGCGAGGAGGTGAAGCCGTGAGCCTGACTAGCGAACAAGTATGCCTTCGAGATGAATTACAGAATTTCATTGAGGAAAACCACGTAGACCAAATGGAATGCGCTCCAATCGTCAAGGTTACGCCGTTGGGAAGGCGGTACTTGGAGCGTGCAGTGTCGGCGCGCCACATGACGAATATTCTACTCCCCTGGCTCGAACAGAAGCTTACCGAGGCCCAGGCGGAGACGGTCGAGCGGTGCATTACACATCTAAAAAGCAAGATACCCGGAGGGCAGTTTTTCTTTGAAGAACTCCGCGCCCTCTCGCCCGACCCTCACGCAAGAGAGCGGTGGGAGTTGAAGGCAAGACTGGAAACGGCAGAGCGAATCGAGGGGCTCTGCATAGCGAGAACTATAGCCGATGCAAAGGCTCTCCACGATTATATCGCCGACCTTAAGTGCCAACTGGCGGCGCTCCCGCAAGTATAATGTGTCTAAAGGTGGAAAGATGTGGAAGCGCCTTAAGGTTTGTCTTGACAGGGGATTGTAATTAGTTCTAAGGCTTAAGCATGGTGACTGCTAACAGGCAGCGTAGCAGTCGTGCGGATCATCTCCGGCCGCATTGGTTTCGCAAAGGCCAATCAGGTAATCCCAACGGACGCCCAAAACGTAAACCCATCGAAGAAGCCTTGGTCGGGATTCTCACCATGCCAGATGCTGTCTTAGTAGCTAAGGCCATTATCAGAGCGGCGAAGCATGGCAATGTGAAGGCGTTTAACTCGCTGGCTGACCGCGTAGATGGCAAGGTGCCTCAGCCCGTTGCCGTAACGGGCGGAAATGGCGGCCCGCTGGTGATCGAGATCCGGGACATTGGCAGCAAGAATGGCTGACGTGACAGTAACAGTGGTGAATGGGCACTATCTTGTCGAGGGCATTCAATTGAGGCCAAGGTTTCTGATTCCAAAACGCCTTGGAGATTTCATCCTTTGGTTGTTGTTTCATCGGGTGGACACGAGGACTGAGGTTGTTCTAAGTGGGCTTACCGATGGCGGGGGGAAGTGATGCCTGAACCTGAAGCAATAGCTGCCGATGACCTCTGGGGCACGACCTGGACGCCCGCTGAGGTTAATGCTGCTGACTTTGGGACCGTAGGAGATGTCAGGTATCTTTCCTCAACCAACAACAGTGGGAGCAGCAAGAGGGAGGGCAGCGAGAATGAACATAGGCAAGCGCAAACCACGGAAGTTCTTCAAGGGGTGGAGGCCGATCTACGATGTTGGCACCATTTCTACCCTTCGATCTGGCAGGCACATGCGAATCCCGCTGCAACTAGAACGAGTCAGGCGTGACATTCCTATGCTGGAACGCGCCAATGAATGCCTTTTAAATTTGCTTGATACCTAGAACTGAGTGTGAGTGTCGCTGACTTCGGTCAGTGACTTTGAGGGTTTGAGATGAACACCTGACCACGCCTCTGCAAATTCTGCTCCAGCCGAAGCAGCGCCAGCTGTACAACTTGGTAGAGAAGTCTGAGCCCACCTGGATAGGTTCTGGTGGGTCGCGGGGGGGTGCCAAGTCTGGCGGCTTGCGACGAATCATCCTCCTGCGTGCGGCCACCTATTCCCAAACCCGACACCTTATCTTGCGCCGCAAGCGCAAGCAACTGGTAGACAATCACATCACTCCCCTGTTCCGCGAGTATCCAACTCTTGAGCCTATGATGGGCAAGGTCGAGAACACCCTGCATCTGCCCAATGGCTCAGACATCGTGTTTGGATATGCGGAGAACCCTGCCCATGACCTCCAGGGTGACATCTACGACTTCCAGGGCTCTGAATGGCTGACGATTGGAGTGGACGAAGCAGGACATTTCAACGAGGAAGAATTGACGTTTATCAAGACCTGCTGCCGCTGGCCGGGGATGAAGCCCAAGATGGTGCTGACGATGAACCCTGGCGGGCGCGGGCACAATTTCCTCAAGCGCATCTTTGTGGACCGGAGGTTTGAGCAGAATGAGAACCCCGAGGATTACGCCTTCATACGTGCTTACGGCTGGGACAATGTGGAATGGGTGCGTACTTGGTTGGAGTCTCAAGGCACCACAGACCGTGATTATTACGATAAGTTCACCGAGGCTGAGCGCCAGGCCTGCTTCCTGGACCACTCCGATTATGGACGTGTACTGGCGGCTCTGAAGGGCAAGATGCGCCAAGCATATCTGCTGGGCGATTGGGATGCTTTCGCTGGCCAGTTCTTCGACGTGTGGAACGAAGAAGATGCGGTCCAGGTCTGCCCGAAGATCGAAGCCTGGTGGCCGAAGTGGATTTCGATTGATTGGGGGTATGAGCATAATGCGGCGGTCTACTGGCACACGCAGGACGGAAACCATACCCATACCTACCGGGAGATTTGCGGGCAGCATATCGCGCCTTACGAACTTGGCGACATGATTGTGCAAATGAGCGGCGAGGAGAAGATTGCCGACGTTTACCTGTCGCCTGATGCCTTTGAACTGAGTCGGCGCAAGTGGATCTCGAACGATACGATTGCCCTGCAACTTGGGTCACGACTGCGTGCTGGCGGTTTACCTGAGCCCTGCCGCGCGGATAACGACCGCATCGGGGGATGGAGACTCATGCACCAGTTGCTATCTGCTGGACTCTGGACCATTGACCCAAGCTGCAAGCGGCTTATCGAGTGCCTGCCAAACTTGCAGAGGGATGAAGACGAACGCGAGGACGTGATGAAGTGTCTCGCAGTTGGAACACTCATTGAGACGAGGGCTGGGGCCAAACCGATTGAGAATATCACTGCTGGAGACGAGGTGCTTACCTCACAAGGTTTTTGCAGAGTGAGGAAGGCTTGGAAGACGGGATATGAGCGAGTCTGGAAATTGATGGCAGGACGTGCGTATGTGGTGGGTACAGCAGAGCATCCCGTTTTGACTGCACGCGGTTGGATTCCCTTGACGAAAGTGGATTGTGATGATATACTGTGCTCATGTCTAGAGAAACCATCACTTTCAACGGCGTTGACTTTTATCGGTACGGAAATCGGAGGTACTTCTTCCCGCATATTGCAGCTAGTGTTAAGGGAATTGAGAGCCTTCACCGCGAAGTGTGGAAACTTCATAACGGCCCTATTCCCGCCGCTTGCGACATTCACCACATCGACGGGGATGGAAGACACAACGACATTTCCAACTTGGAATGTGTTCCTGAGAGCTTACACCAGAGCCGACACAGTAAGCAGAATTCCCAGGCAGCAGCTCTCAGAACAAAGCGGCGATGGCAACAGCGAAAGGCGATTGCTTGGTGCTGTATCAAGTGTTCAGGTTCCTTCAAATCCAGGGCATTGCGACCACTCTATTGTTCCCAGCTCTGCCAGAGTCGAGCGAAACGAGATAGAGCGGGCATTCGCAAATCTCCTTGTGCGTACTGTGGCAAGACTTTCGTTCATAGTGCGCTCGATCACCCACGGTTTTGTTCCCGAATATGTGTCAACCGTGGAGGTCGTTGGGCGAAGTGACGTTTACAATCTAACCGTAGATTCCTGCCATGAATTCTTTGCCAACGGAATTCTAACCCACAACTGCGATTGCGACGATACGGGCGCGGGGGGTGACGACCCTGCGGAAAGCGCACGGTATGGCCTCAAATCGAGGCTAACTACTCCCCGCCCTCCAGTTTCAGTGCGCATCACGGAGCGGATAGACAACTACGCCAAAGAGCACGGTACCAGCATGGAGGAAATGGACCCTACCGCTCTGGCAATGTTCGCACGGAAGGCGCACAGGATTGAGAATCCAAGGAAGCGGCTGAGATTCAGGCCGGGCAGACCATACGCTGGGGTGCCAGCAGGGAGGATGTGATGTTACCGTATCTTCCGCCAGACCCAAATCAGGTCACGATTGTTGAGCCTGGAATCCCGGTGCGAGTAGTGAGGGCTGTCACCGTGGAGCAGGTGCTGAGCCCTACGGTCTATCGCTTTGGCTTCAGCCCTGCGCAAGCCCGTGCTCCGCTGCTCGTGGATTACTCGTGTACGGGAGCCTTCACCGTCTGCACGGCGTTCTTGCAACAGTCCTTTGATGGCGGGCTGACATTTCAGGATATAGGTGCGGTGGTGGATTTGTTTGTCAATCCGCGAGGGAATCTCAACAGTTTCTTTACCGTGGCAGTTCTAGTCTCAAGCCCAATCTACAGGTTCCGCATTGTAACTCTGACGGCCACGACCTTTTACCTCGACGTGGCGGTGAGCTAAGGATGGTCGCACATCTAAAAACGTTGTGGCTGCGCATCGTGAATCCGAAGTTTGCGAGTGCCCTAGACTTCCGCATCCACGGTCTTGAGACCAGGATCAAGGCGGTTGAAGACGAGATCTTTGCGCTAGTCAAGCGCCTTCCGGCCGCCCCTGCGAAAGTCGAAGGACAGGAAGAGCCGAAGCTGCGGCTTTCAAAGTCCTGGGCGCAGCGGCGGGCCTACTTGGAAATTACGGATGGTGGCCGACTAACCAAAACGAGAGAGTCATGATTCCGTGGAAAGCAATCGTTTTAGCGAAAAGGAGAATTATATGGGCGGCAGAACTCATTTCATGAATCCAAGTTACGGTCGCCACATCAGCGGCGGCGCAGCTCCCGTGAAGCCTGAGCCGGAAGCGCCGAAGCCTGAAGAGGCTCCCAGCTTCACCTGTCCCAAGTGTGGCGCTGAACTCAGTGTGGAACCGAAAGTGGAAGCGGAAGAAGAACATGGCGGCGGAGAGGGCGTACCAGTCTAATCCAGCTTTCACTCTAGTGAAAACAGCCGCTGTAGCTTGACCATTTCAACGAAGGAGAAGTACGACATGCGAAAACTCATCAGTCTGTTGGTTCTTTGCTTTGCCCTGGCCGCGACAGCTTTCGGTCAGAACCAGTCTCAGATCGCCAGGTCTGGCGGCACGTTCTATGCCAACGCCTTCAACACCTGGCAAGCCAAGTTGTACTCCGGGGGGCCACCTGGTGCCAGCGCCGGCCTGGTGGTCGGTGGTGGGGCGGTACCGCTGAGGGATGGAACGGTTATCTATCCCTTCAACACGAACGCTCCCCTCATCTGGGATTACGGACAACCGGGCGCCGAGAATCTAGCGACCGCGGGAGTGGTTGGTTGCACTTCGTACTCCCAAGTCGAACCACCCCCGTGTGCTGTAGCGGCTGTATTTGCCAACGCTCACGGACGCGGCGCGACCGTGAAATCTGGTACGGCGGGCCTACAGGAAGCCCTCAATTTCGCCTATCAGAAGGGTGGTGGAATTGTCGTCGTTGACCAAGCCTGGGTAAATGACGGCGGAACTGAGGCCATGCTAGGTCTAGCGGCTGGGTATGCCAACGTCACAATCCAGGACTTTCGCGGGCCAGTCCCTCAGTGGAAAGCCCTAGCTCCGACAACGCTGGTGAGGCTTGCCACACCAGCAACTCGCAGCGCGGCGGCAGACGCCACTCAGGTAATCCCGTCAGCCGTGGCTGGAACATTCCCTAACGCCGCGATCTGGGTCTGCGTTACTTACGTCGATCCGCTCGGAGGCGAAAGTCCATGCTCCGCTGCTTACACCTTCACACCTCCAGATGCAACGCATGGTATGTTCTACGCTTCTCCAGCGGCTTCGGTAGGTGCAGTTGGCTGGCGTGCCTATGAGGGCATCACAGGTGTAGCCACACAATATCTGCTCCCAATCTCGGCGGCTACATGCACCCTGAGCGCGCTCGAATTCGCCTATCCAGCTTGTGCCATCGGTTCATCGGCAACCTTTACTACTCCGACCGTAGCTACGCAACTGGCACCTGGATATACCGTTGCTCTTTACCGGCCGAATACCCAAGGCCATACCCTCTTCAACTATGTGCCGGTCAATGCGATGCCTCTTGGTCCAATTCAAACCCACTATGGACCCTTTGATGTGACCGCAGGTTCAACAGCTGGACAAGTGCAGGTACTCGGAACAGTCCAATTGCCAACTGGTTTTCTTAATTCCATTGGCAAGAGTCTGCGAGTATCGGGAAAGATCACAATTGCGACGGCGAACGCGGCTACCACACCTCAAATCCTCGTCCAACTGGGACCGACCTTTACCACGGGCACGCCGACTAACATTTGCACCCTTACCGATACAACTGTGCTTACGGCTGCGGTCTGGAACTTCCAGTTCTCCTGCACGATGACAACAAACGCTGTTGGTGGTGCGGGGACTGTCTTCCCTGAGGGGGCTACTATTAGGCAACTTGGGGCCGGGACTACTTTGGGGCTTGTGGCAGTTGAGTCTGCCGTGGCCGCGATTGCGGCAGTGAACGTCCAGGCGCAGCAAACGCTCTACGTCACCTTCATCGGCGCGAGCAACACCACAGGTGCGACCCAGTTGTTGACTTTGCATCTTGAGTCGTTGAACTAGGGTGAACGCTCAGTCGGTCGCACTTCAGAAGGAAAGGGTGAGGACTATGCCCGCTCCATCAAAGGCAATGCGGCGCGCGAGCGCCATCGCTGAACACCATCCCGAGGAGCTTTACTCCCGCAATAAGGGGCTCCTCGGGATGACACATGGACAGTTGCACGACTTCGCTTCGACGAGCGAGAAAGGCTTGCCGAAGCGGAAGAAACATGTTGTTCCAAGGGGAGGCAAACGTTGATTCCTGGATACATCATTCAGTTTACGTGCCTCTGGCCCGGGTGCGGCAAGGTCTTTGTAATTCCTGAAAAGCAAGTTCGGGAATTTTGCAAGCAAGAGGCTGTGCCTCATCAGCAGTTACATGCTTGGCCGAGTCAGGATCAATCAGCATGGAACGCGCAACGATTAAGTGTTCAGTAATCCTATGGCTGACGAAACACAACCCGAGGAAGTCCGCAAGCCGGACGCTGGCGGTGAACCTGAGAAGCAGGGAGATCCCGACGATCTGATTGCGGATAACACCGAGTTGCAGGCGACACTCCTCAGCCTCTTCCAGGATTGCGTGAAGGATGACCGCCATGCGCGGCTTGTTGAAGTGCGGGAATGCGCTCACGACCGTCATTACTGGCGCGGAAATCAATTCATTTGGTACTCAGATCGTGACCGCTGTTTCTACGCCAGTGCTGGCCCAATGGCCTATGGGGGGACAACCGACACAGACATTGACGACATGCCACATTTCGAGTTTGTGACCAACATCTACCAAGCAGGTGGGCTCACGTTCGTAGGTGCGGTGACAGGAGCGCCGCTGCCTATCCGGTTCTTTCCCAGACATCCAAACAAATCCGAGGACATTGAGACTGCGGATGGATATGAAAACCTAGCAAAGCTCATCGAGCGCTGGAACCCTCCGAAACTCCTTTTGCAAGACGAAGCTTATTATTTCTGGTGCGATGGAGTAATTGGCCTGCATACCGAATACATTGAAGATGGAGAGCGGTTCGGATTCGAGACCAAACCAGGATTGAAACAGGGTGAAGCGCGAAGTCCCGACCAAGTGAAATGCGCGAAGTGCGGCTGGACGGCACCTGCCCGTCACTTCGTCCCGCCTGTTCCGTGTCCAGAATGCGGGGCAATGCTTACTCAGGACAACATCCAACCTGGCGAGACTTCGGCAGTCCCAGAAGAGGGCGAAGAGCAACAAATTCCTCAAGGCCGGCAAATCATCACGGCGCATGGAGCTCTGGAATTGCGTCGGCCTCAGTGGGCCAAAGAGCAAGCACAGTTTCACTACCTCATTCACGACCGCGAAGTGCATTACGCCGTGCTCCGGGCGGCATTCCCAGACAAAGCAGAGAAAATCCAACCTGGCTCAAGCTCGGGGACTGATGACACTTTTGAGCGCAATGCCCGCCTATCAGTTGCCGAGGGGACAAATCTTTTAACTCAGACTGGTGGGAGCCTAGCAGTGCTTTGTACACACTCCAAGGTCTGGTTTCGGCCCACAGCGTTCTATGCGCTGCAGAAGGAGAAGAGGGAGGACCTTGTTGCTCTATTCCCGCACGGTTGCCGGGTTGAGTTTACGGGGACAACGTACCTGACGAGCCGCGCCGAATCAATGGACGATTGCTGGGTGGTACGTCATGCCATGCCAGGTGACGGACAGCACCGGCCGGGGGTGGGAAGCTCACTGGTGTCGGTACAAGACCAATACAACACCGAAACCAACATCGCGGCGGAGACCTACAACTACGGCGTCCCCGTAACCTATCACGATTCAAATTTCATCGACCGGGCAGCCATGCAACAGCAGCGCGCAGAGCCAGGGGCAAACGTCTTCGGCGTGCTGCGTCCAGGAGAGACGATTCAAGGCAAGATTATGCAGGTTCGGGCCGATTCGGTCTCTCCAGATATGTTTCAGCACATGCAAGAGCTTCGCGGGCCTGTGTCCCAACTACTCACTGGCGAATTCCCCGCCCTGCTGGGCAATCCTGAGACCGGGACCGACACGTTGGGCGGGATTGCCATTCAGCGCGACCAAGCGATGGGACGCATGGGAATCCCCTACTCCCGAATCAAGCAGGCGCACGCTGACATCATGAGTCTTGCCTGCCGCGACTACCACAAGCACGCCGAAGGCGAAGCGGTAATGGCAGTTGTTGGCCCTTCGGGAGATTTCGAGGCAGAGAGTATTGACCTGACCGCCTTGGAAGGTGACGCGACAGCCTATCCTGAAGGTGATGAGCAATTCCCCGAACTGTGGGGCCAGCAGCGCGCCACGTTTATGACCATCATGGACAGTCCCCAAGGCCAAGCATTGATGACGGAACCCGCAAACGCAGAACTTGCGGTCAAATTGATTGGCATTCCGAATCTGGCTATTCCTGGCGCCGATGCACGCAAAAAGCAGTTGAAGGAAATCAGCGAGATTGTCAAGGGCATGCCGACCGACATTGACGAGATGGTGGATGACCACCAGGCGGAGGCCGGGACCTGCAAACGGTATCTGATTGGTGAGGATGGGCAGCGATTGAAACGTGAGAATCCAGAGGCTTACAGTGCCGTGCGTGACCACTTTGGCAAGCATGTAAAGGCCGCGCAGGATATGGCCGCACAACAAGCGCCGCCTACGAAACCGCTTTCTGAAAGTCTGACGATGGCATTCAAGGATATGCCACCGGAGGCTCAAGCACAGATTCTTGCCAAGTTTGGAATTGAACTGACGCCGCAAGATTTCATGGCGAAGCTGGCCTTAGACAAGGCCGCGAAAGCTCCAGGATCACCCCTGGCCCCAGGCAGCCAGGCCGCTCCAGCGGCGAATGCCGGGGTAGGAGGCTAGAATGCTAGACCAAGAAACAGCCATTGCTGATAGTGCTGTAGCAACCGACACCGGGACTGCAACAGTTGAGACGACTGAAGTCCCGTCAGTTGAGGCTACGGAAGCGGCTCTTACTGAAACGACGCAGGAAGAAGTTCGGGTCCGAGAACCGGAAAAGCGCGAGGAACCAGAGAAGGAGGACTTAGCGGAATTTGGTCCCGGCATCTCGGCACGCCTGCGCGAGATGACCAAGAAAGCGCCTGAGTTCGATGCGGTGCTCAAGAAGTACCCCGATCTCAGAAACAGTTTTGAGGCCACTTTCCGGCGCGATGCTGCCTACAGAGAGATTTTCCCCACCGTTGCGGAAGCGCGGCAATTACGGGAGATATTTCCTAACGGCGTGGGGGATGCACAAGAACTTTTGCAGGAAGTGAATGAAGTAGCGGAACTCGACAACAATCTCGTGGTGCGCGACCCTGACGGGCGCTATCCCGGACACTCGAAGATTATCCGGGACATCTTCGCCCAGGACCGCAATGCTGCTGTTGCCCTCCTGGAGAACTCGACACGCGAGTGGAGCCGCGAAGATCCTGAGAGCTACAACCGAGTTCTGAGCGGCATCATCGGTGCGACATTCCGAACCGAGGGCATATTCAATCACATCGCTCAGCTTCAAACTGCCGCCCGAGCATCCGGTGATGCCAACCTTCAGCAGATGGTAGACCAGCTCGCTGTCTGGGTTGGAGGTTTTTCAGCTGAGCAGGGAACAAAAGCCCTGTCTCCCGAAGCCGAGAGATTGAGAAACGAGCGGCAGAACTTTGAGCGCGAGAAATCTGAACGTCAGAAGACAGACGGCGAGGCATTTCACAAGAATTTCGTCTCTGAGTCCGTCCGCGTTCAGAAGGAGATTGTCGGGAATCATCCACTAATCAAGAGGCTCCCGCAAGCGATCTCCGCCCAGAAACGCGAACGCATCATCAACGAAGTCAGAGAGAGGATGAAGGAACACCTAGGAAAGAGTGCGTCCTTCATGCGCTCGCTCAAGAGCGCTTACCAGGAAATGAATCTGGATAGGACGCTAGACATCCAGAAGAAAGTCTGGAACCAGCCTTGGCTTCTGAATATGTACGTTCGCAATGTTCTGAACGAGGAGACGCCGGGAATCGTCCAGGCAACTAGACCTGGGACAAAAGCAGCACCGCCTAAGCCGCCAATAGGGGGAAGAGGCGAAACAGGCTCGACTCACACCGCTCCATACCGTGAGGGTGGACGTTGGCACAAGGCCAGCGGCCAACTCATGACGACAGAAGAAGTTTTGCGCGGAGATCATCTCCGGTAAGTTGGAAAGGTAAGACCCGAAAACGATGCAGTCGTTGCAGGGTTCATCTCCCTGGGGTCAGAGACGAGAACACAAAATCTGACTGAAGGGAGATCCTGTAATGGGTGCATTTAATGTCAACTCGATTGCACTGCAACTGGAAAAGGTAAGGAAAACAGTGCCAACTGCTTACGAGCAGGAGCACATTCTTTTGGACATGATCGAGGAGAAGGGTGATCTCGTCGATGCTTCGACTCGCAATGTCAGGTTGCCGATCCTCATCCGTCCTGGAGGCAAGGCGAGCCAGGGCACGGGCGACTTTGACGACATGGGACGCGGTTCTGGTTCCGTGTGGGATGTGGGGACTCTCTCGACTCTCCAATTCCGTCACGCCTTTGAAGTCTCCAAGTTGGCCGAGTACGCGACGAAAGGGAACGAAAAGGCGGTGGAATCCGTGGCTGTCCGGGAAGTGGCGGAAGCCATGAAGATGTTCAAACGCTTTCTGGATGTGGTTTTCCAGACCAACGGCACGGGACAGTTGGACACTATTGGGGCCACCTATGTATTCCCAGCGGCGGTTTTCCCAGTGGCTAACCCCAATATGTTCTACTTCAACCAAGACATCCAGGTTTATCCAGCGGGCCTCGCGGCTCCTTCGCGCGGCCTCTGCACAGTCACTTCTGTTGACCCCAATGCGATTCCTGCCACGATCACAGTCAATGCGGCTCCGGCAGGAACCATTGCGGGTGACGCGCTGGTCATCAACATCTCCCAAGGTGCCGGCGGAGCGAATCCGATCTCGATGCAAGGATTAACCTACAACCACGTTGATTCCGTGGTGGGAACCTGGAACAACCTGGCACGTCCCACCTACCCTGAAGTTCTCAAGACTCCGCATGTTGCTCTGGCGGGCGCGGCCATTACTCCGGCTCTGGCACGTTTGGGCCTGAACAAGCTGCGGCGGGTGCTGGGTACGGACTTCAGCGAACCGATGATCACTTTCATGAACGTGGGTATGGAGGCGCAGTGGGAAAATGTCGGCCTGGTCGTGAGTCAGGTAATCGCAAACCAAGTGACCGGCGACAGCTCCATGGACATGCTCAAGAGGAAGCCGCCCAAGACTTTCTGCGGCATTCCCATTAAGACTTCGATTCACGCTCCGCTCCAGCGGGTTGACGTACTGATGCTGAAGCACTGGGGGCGGGCGGTAACGAAGATCGTGGGGTTCTTCGAGGAAGGCGGACAGACGGTGTTCCCGATTTACGGGGCATCAACCGGCCTTGTGGCTGGGTATCTGTCGTACCTCGATGTCGTGATGAACGCCTTCATGGATTTGCCGCGAGCGGGCGTCTTTTACGACAACGCGGCCGTGCCAGCGGGGTACTGAGATAGCCTGTTGGTGCAAGTGAAAATGCTCACCGGGGGTCGGGCTTGACCGGCCCCCGATTCTGAGGAGGTAAACGCCATGTTCAAAGATATAGCGGCGATTAGACTCGAACTTTGGCGCCAGCGTTCTGCTGATCCAGCTTATGGAACGCTTGACGCTCTTTTTGGAGCGATTCAGGACGCGCTTGAGGATTTGGAGGTGCGCGTCCACGAGTTGCAGAGGCCAGTCGATCCCACAGAGGTAGTAAGGAACGCGGAACTTATTCTGTCGGACCCGACGCCTCTACAGGTGTGGGGGTCTCAACTAGACTCCGCTCAGGGTGCAATTCCATCACGGAGTTCTGATGTCTCAAGACGCTGAACTAATCGAGCACCACGACTGTCCAGAGACGGTCAAGCTCCGCCTCATCTTGGCGGGCGGCATGAACCGCTTTGGCAAGCCAAACTTTCGGCTGGTGTGGGGCTACGACCGAATCATCAAGATGCACGGCGAATGGCAGGAAGTTGAACCCGCAACGGCTACTGGACTCTTTACTCCCGAAGGCAAGACGATTATGACCAAGCCGCGCATCAAGAGTTCAGTCATTGAGACTCGGGAGGTTCCGAAATATCTTCCGGGCAACTGCTGGCACTTGGAAAAATGGTGTCCACCGGAGATGTATGGCACGCCTGAAAGTTGGGCCAAGGCGGGAGAGGAAGTTGTCGGAGCTTACACGATTGACACCGCTGGCCCGTTTCCGTCTCAGGGGGAATATGAACTCGTGATGCCGCTGACGATTGACGGAACGCCGCGAGGCCAGCGACTACCACTTTACGCGGGAGTGGTCGAGGAGATCATTCACTTGATTCAGAGATCGGTGGACTTCCGCTTTGCCCAGCGGCGGGCGGCAATCATGCAACGGATGGAAAGAGAAGACAAGCAATTCACAGACAGGGCAGAAGACATTCTACGTGACGGGTTGCCCGCTCTGTCTGGAAGGGAATTCGTCACGAGAGGAGAGGCTAATGGATAGACGCAGATTTTTCAATATGCTCGGTCTAGGTGGGGCAGGTTTGGTTGCTGTATTATCAACCAAGAAATACTTCTTTCTAAGCGGAATTTGGCGCCCAGTTTCGCCGGTTCTAATCACTCTTGAGAGTAGCATTATGAAGCAGTGGTGTTCACGGTCTAAGTCTATGCAGCCGCAAGGTATTGCGCTTCTTACCACACGACCAGAAATGGCGCTGCTTCAAGTTGGAGACAAGCTCGAAAAGATTGCAGGAGTGAAAGAATTCGGACTTAGCCTAGAACCTGTTCCTCAAGGTTATTGGACAGTAACGCACATTGAACGCAATCTCTACATGGAGGAGTTGAATTCATGAGCGAAGCAGCATTGGTGATTAATGTAGGACCCATCGAGCACGTCCACGGCAACGGTCTGAGCGGGACGTTTCACATTCCGGCCAAGCCCGCAGACCTACCCTTTTCCCTGCTGGTTGTCTACCCCACGCCAGAGATTCAGGATATTGGGGACCATCGCACGACCGTCCACTGGCTCAAAGCCCTTCCTTTGGC